TTTGTGGTGGTTGTGGCACCCGGAGTAACACGGAGCCGAGTTCCACCAGTAACTAGACCATAACACATTGAGACATATCCCAACCAGCTCATGACAGCAGTAGTTGCCTGCTTCGGAACTGGTGGAACACGTTGTATTCTGTCGACACAAATATATCCAGCGGTAGCGGTATTTTCCAAACCACGAACGTCAGCTAAACTGTATCTTTTTATCAAATCTCGCATTGATAAAATTCCTTCACCCATCACCATCTCTGCTAACGGGCCAAAGGTCTGTGGAGCTTGAACCTCAGTGGCCTGCTGAGTAACTGGAACGATATAACCCGGTGTGGGTTGAGCGTACTCAGTTATAGTGGGCCAAACATCTAGACCAGCGCTTGAACTGTAAGCAGCGGTATGCAAAGTTGAAATAGTCTGCGTCGTAGGACGCGACAATTCAAAATCAGGACCACCACGGTTAGAAACCATGATAGTAACCTGAGCAGCCGCATGAACTGACAGCAGAACTTGATCGACTTGTATAGTGATTGCACCATTATCGGCACCAACCACTGGAGAGGCTGTAGTATCACGCAGACCCGTGGGCAAGAAAGGATTATTCTTGCCCCAAGGCACCAACAAAGTAGTAACTGCACCAGGGACAACGTCCAAATAGACGATGTTCGCAGTGTTGTTAACAGGCTCAGCTGGTGTGTACCCATAAGACCAAAAGATTCGCAATCGGCCCCTATGATACTGTGATGCAATGACTTCAATCTTATATTCCATAGACCCCCTCCACCTCGAAAAGGCTAGAGAGGTATGGCACAAAGGAGTCATGTACCAGGCATTAGAAAATTGTTGAGCATGACAAGGAGTAACACCAAGTGTCAGTAAGGTAGTACCGACAGCTTGAGATGTTGTCCAAGCAATTGGCTGCTGAAGATATGACCAGCGAGACAAGAGAAATGCAAAAGACAAAAGATCATTGCCATCACCACAGATCATCTCAGGGGCCAAAAGCCGCGCACACTTCGGGTCTAACGTGAGCGTGGTAGTCATATCGTCGCTTGAAGAGGCAGCGATATTCGCGTTTGAGCGATAGTAAGTGGATGCAACATCTTGAATGTGGCGGGTAAAGCCAAACATCGAAGCCAAGGAGGATCCAAAACTCGCAGCGGCAGAGACAGCAGAAGCCATCCCACCAATAAACGGAATATCTTTGACCTTATTAGCGACACCAGCGATGGTATTAAGCGTTTTAGAAACAACCTTACTATCCTGGGCATCCTTAACTCCACGCAAAATCTTAGTTCCGCGACTCTCCTTAGACTGTGGATTAGGAGCAGCAGCTTCAAAATCAGTAACCCAAGCGTATATATTGATAACAACGGTTGGGGTGACGTTAGTAGTAACATCATTGATCTGTTGAGCTGCGACCCATGAGAAAGCTATCTCATTATAACCAGAGGGCGCCGCATTATCAACTCCAACAACACGACCCATCCAAGGCAACACCAAATGCGCAGGTTGATTGAGCGCAAAATCCAAATGACAGGAATACTGACCATGATTAGAGGCCATGTAAGTGTCATAAGTATAAGGAGCCGCAGAAGAACCAAAACAATTCGTAGGATCCAAGAAAAAGTTATATCGACCATACATATAAGGCGTAGTTGCCGCCTCAAAACGTAAGTGCATAGTACCTTTATACAAAGCAAAGTTTGCCAACTTACGGGCAACTGCAGCGTTTCCACGCCACAATCCCCAAGGAGACAAACTACCCACCGCAGCCGCAGTAGATATAGCCCATATATTAACAGGTCTCTCGAAAAACTCTTTCAAATCCGGGGGCACCCCCCCGAAATCTCGCGTCAATGACATGGAAGCCTTATCCACACCAGTGACCATCGGTTCAACAACATCAACAAAAGTCGTCGTACCGGCATCCGTTTTCTCGACAGTCGGAACAACTGCTGGTGATATTATATAGGGATCATCAGAACCTTCGCCGCCTGTGGCAGCCATATTAACATTGTCGGTGATCAGTTAATTTGAGAGTCTTACCAATCATAAGACCAACTGCAGTAATTGTCCCCCTTTCGACGGGTCAAATCCAAGAATTCGTGTACGGTTTTGCAGATTACCACACGCAAAGTTTAACGACATTTATGGTCGTGGGGCACATCACATATCCCAAGTTGTATAATTTCCAGCAGCATACAAGCTAAACAAATCTTCAAACGAGTACCTCGTTACAAAAGAGTCAATAGCCGCATATTGTGGATATGTAGAAAGACATTCAACAAACGTCTCCAGTTCCAACAACCACAAACTGTATCTCTCTTCACCATGTAGCATGAACTCACGGGAGGCGTTGTTAAACACCTGACCCATACGCTCACACGTGTAGTTAGCGAGACTAATCTCAACAAAAGCAAAGGCTTTGTATATAGAAGACTCTCTAAGAGGAGCAAAGCAGTAGTTGCGTTCGAAACGCACACCACGCTTTAAAAACTCCATCTCTTCGAGTTTAATATACCTTACAGCACTTTCCTTATTCGCTGAGGTCATTTCCAATCCAATAGAACGGAACGCAAGAATTAAATTCATGGGACTCTCAAGTACGAGGCGATAGTGCGGGTGAAGACCCGCAGAATTATCATCACCATAGACTTTGAGAGCCACACGAGTTTTAAACTTAGGAGGTTGTCGTAACTTATACGTCAAATAATAGGCTATTCGCCACATTAGAGACATAACTCCAGAGTTAAAATCAGCAGTTCCAGTCCAACCAGAGGCAATAATGAACAAAATAGCAATAATATCGGCATGAAATATCGAATAGTTTTGAAACAACTCATCCTGTATACCCCGCATCACATTAATGAAGGGGCCATAAGCTGGACAACGTTGCACAACCCATATCAATACTTCGATGAAGTAATACAGAAAGCGCTGTCGCGCATCATAATCAGCAGCATCAAGAGCTAAATACATATCATCACCTGTCATTTCATACATCTTAAGCCATATCTGTCGCCACTCATCAGAAGCAGCATTAACGCCAATAGCAAATTCGAAGATATCACGAGCATTTTTAGTACAATCAAAGATTGG